GGAGTCGATGCCTTTAAAAAGCGCTCTGAAATAACCCACAAGATACAGACAATAGAAGAAGTCGAGCGTGAACTGATTGAGACCCTGAACATGCTTGAAGATCAGGTCATCGATGTTGAGGTCAGGGAGGCGTCCAGTGGGCTTGGAGACTCTTAAACTATCGGCAACTGAGCTAAATAGGCTCCGTGCAGCGCTACCAAACATGCCGGAAAAGCAAAAACGGCGTACCGCTGAGCTATTAAAGAAGTACAAAGAGGAAGTAAACCGCGAAATCAGCAAGGATTCCTTCCTTGACTTCGTAAAACACGTCTATCCGGGCTACAAAGTGGGGCCGCACCACTATAAATTAGCAAAAATCTTTGAAGAAATCGCTGCTGGCAAGAAAAAACGGGTGATTGTGAACATTGCACCCCGTCACGGCAAGTCTGAACTCATCTCTTACCTCGCTCCCGCATGGTTTTTGGGTAAATACCCCCAGAAAAAGGTCATCATGGCCTCACACACAGCGGATTTGGCTGTTCAGTTCGGTCGTAGGGTGCGAAATCTTGTTGGATCGGAGCCATATCATGACGTTTTTCCGCAGATTGAGCTACAAGCTGACTCGAAAAGTGCATCCAGATGGGGAACAAACTTCGGAGGAGAGTATTTCGCCATTGGTGTGGGTGGCGCTCTTGCTGGGCGGGGTGCTGATCTATTTATTATTGACGACCCCCATTCTGAACAAGAAGCCAAGCTGGGAAGAGCAGAAGTGTTTCTACCTGCATGGGAGTGGTTCCAATCAGGGCCAATCCAGCGTCTTATGCCGGGTGGGGCAATCATTGTAGTAATGACAAGGTGGAGCAAACTTGATCTTACCGGGCAGATTGTCACGCAAATGGAGCGCAGTGAGGATGTGGATCGCTGGGAAGTGGTGGAGTTCCCGGCAATCGACGAAAACGACAACGCTCTGTGGCCCGAATTCTGGCCGGTTGAAGAGTTGTTGGCGAAAAAGGCATCACTAGATATACGATACTGGAACGCACAGTACATGCAGCAACCGACCTCGGAAGAGGGAGCGCTTATAAAGCGAGAGTGGTGGAATATGTGGGAGGAAGAAGATGCCCCACAGTGCGAGTTCATCATTATGTCGCTTGATGCGGCACAAGAAGCAAATAACCGTTCTGACTATAACGCCTTAACAACATGGGGCGTGTTTTACAACGAGGAAGTCAACAACTACAACATCATTCTTTTGAATTCTATAAAGAAACGACTTGAGTACCCGGACTTAAAAGCACTCGTGCTTGAAGAGTACAAGGACTGGGAGCCTGATGCTTTGATAGTCGAGAAGAAGTCAAACGGATCGGTGTTGTATCAGGAAATGCGGCGTATGGGTGTGCCAGTACAAGAGTTTACCCCCGGCAAAGGGCAAGACAAGATTTCCCGAGTAAACGCAGTATCTAGCCTCTTTCACGGAGGTATTGTGTGGGCACCCCAGAGACGTTGGGCTATGGAGGTGATTGAGGAGTGCAACGACTTTCCGTCAGGCATTAACGACGACTTGGTTGACTCGACAACTCTAGCCCTTATGCGATTTAGACAAGGCGGGTTTATTCGGCTTGATAACGACGAGCCAGAAGAGATTCAACTGTTTAAATCAAAACGTAAAAGAGCTTATTACTAAGGATGAATCATGGCAATTGATAAAGCACTATACGCAGCCCCGCAAGGGCTGGATCAGGCAATGATGGACGAGCCTGACTTGGAGATTGAGATCGAAGACCCAGAGTCGGTGAGGATTGCAACCGATGGGCTTGAGATTGAGATTGAGCCACGCGAGATGACTGACGAGGACTTTGAGGCGAATCTGGCAGAGTTTATTGCGGACAACGAGTTGTCACTGCTTGCTTCTGATTTGATCGACGCGTATGAGGAAGATATATCGAGTCGTAAGGACTGGGTACAGACTTACGTTGACGGGCTTGATTTATTGGGGATGAAGCTTGAAGAACGAACAGAACCTTGGGCTGGTGCGTGCGGTGTTACACATCCTTTACTGTCTGAGGCTCTGGTTAAGTTTCAGTCTGAAACGATTATGGAGACGTTTCCGGCGGCGGGTCCGGTTAAGACGAAGATTATAGGCAAAGAAACTACGGCTAAAAAAGAAGCGTCTGAACGAGTTAAAGACGACATGAATTACCGCCTGACAGAAGAAATGCCTGAGTACCGTCCTGAACACGAGCGTATGTTGTGGGGCTTGGGGCTGTCTGGTAATGCGTTTAAGAAGGTTTACTTTGACCCGTCTTTAGGGCGTCAAACGTCGATCTATGTTCCTGCGGAAGATGTAGTTGTGCCATATGGCGCGTCTTCTTTAAGAACATGTGAGCGGGTCACACATGTGATGCGCAAGACAAAGAACGAGCTACGCAAGCTACAAGTATCGGGTTTCTATCTTGACGAAGACTTGGGCGACCCAGTTAATACCATCGAAGAAGTTGAGAAAAAGATTGCCGAGAAGCTGGGCTTTAGAGCGACTACAGATGATCGCTACAAACTCTTGGAGATGCAGGTTGACTTGGACTTGCCGGGTTACGAGGATGTAGATGACGACGGTGAAGAGACGGGTATAGCACTGCCTTACATTGTAACTATTGAGAAGAGTACACAAACAATCCTCTCAATTCGGCGCAATTGGAAGCCTGAAGATAAGCTTAAATTAAAGCGTAATCACTTTGTTCACTACGGTTATGTTCCCGGGTTTGGCTTCTATTGCTTCGGTCTAATTCACTTAATCGGCGCGTTTGCAAAATCAGGTACATCGATACTGCGTCAGCTTGTAGACGCAGGTACTCTCTCGAACTTGCCGGGGGGTTTGAAGACTCGTGGTATGCGGGTCAAGGGCGACGACACGCCGATTTCTCCGGGCGAGTTTAGAGACGTAGATGTACCAAGTGGCGCAATACGCGACAACATTTTGCCGCTGCCATACAAGGAACCATCGCAAGTTTTGGCTGGATTGATGAATCAAATCATCGATGAAGGCCGTAGGTTTGCCAGTGCGGCTGATCTCAAGATCAGTGACATGTCGGCCCAATCCCCCGTTGGGACCACACTGGCTATTTTAGAGCGTACCCTGAAGATTATGTCTGCGATTCAGGCGCGTATTCACTACTCAATGCACGAAGAGTTTCGTCTGTTAAAGGACATTATTCGTGACTTTACACCAGACGAGTACGACTACGAGCCGGTAGACGGATCAAAACGGGCGAAGCAAAGTGATTACGATCAGGTAGATGTAGTGCCTGTCAGTGATCCAAATGCTGCAACTATGTCTCAGAAGGTTGTCCAGTATCAAGCTGTGTTTCAGCTTGCCCAAAGTGCTCCTCAGTTGTATGACTTGCCGCTATTGCACCGTCAGATGGTTGAAGTATTGGGGATTAAAAACGCAAACAAGTTGATCCCAATGGACGACGATACGCGCCCGCGCGACCCTGTAACTGAGAACCAAAACCTTTTAGCGGGTAAGCCTGTTAAAGCGTTTTTGTATCAGGATCATCAGGCGCATATTGCTGTTCACATGGGTGCAATGCAAGACCCGAAGATTCAAGAGATTCTGGGTCAGAACCCACAGGTTCAGATGCTGCAAGCAGCGATGATGGCGCACATTAATGAGCACGTTGGTTACGAGTATCGCAAGCAAATGGAAGCGACTATGGGTATTACATTGCCGAACTACGAGGAAGACGACGATGTGATGATTCCTAAAGAAATTGAAGTCGAAGTATCTCAACGTGCTGCGCAAGCTACACAACAACTTGTACAACAGCACATGCAAGAAGCCCAACAACAACAGGCTCAGCAACAGATGCAAGACCCAATTATTCAAATGCAGATGCAAGAGTTGCAGATCAAACAGGCTGAAGTTCAGCGCAAGATTGCTAAAGATCAGTCGGACGCGCTTGCTCGTGAAAAACAGTTGCAGATCGAGCGTGAACGTATAGATGCACAGAAAGAAATTGCTGGGGCAAATATGGCGGTTAAATCACAAACTGACCGTATGAAGCTAGATCGTACACAAGAGGCCGAAGGTTTCCGTGCAGCGATAAATCTGCAACAACAACGCGAAAGTCGCAAGCAACAACAATCTAAACCCCCACAAAAAGGTAAAGATAAATGAACGCTATAGAAGCGGCAGTTAAAGAACTAAGGGAGCGTCGGGCACAACTTTCCGACGCGTTAGCTAACAGATCGGCTAAGACCTTTGATGAGTACCAATTTATGTGCGGTGAAATTCGAGGTCTCACCGCCGTAGAGATTTATCTTATAGACCT